TTGTGGAAGTGCAGAAAGCAGTCCAGAAATCAGACCTTCAATAAGAGTAATTGCGGCATTTATGATATCCGGCAAAGCAGAAATCAAACCATCTGCCATACCAAGAATAAGCGTCAGAGCAGTTGTTACAAATTCCGGAAGATACGCTGTCATCATAGAAATAACCTGCTGTAACAATGATAAAACCGCACTCAGAATTGTGGGTGCGGATGAAAGAAGTGTATTAAAAATCTGCTGTATCAATCCGACTATCATCGTGAGCAATGACGGTAATGCACCGCTTATGCTTTGAATTACGCCGGATAACACAGCAGATATAATTGTCATGAGTTTAGGTAGTAGTCCTTGTAGTTGTACAAGGACTGCATTGATGATTGAAAGAACCGCATTTGCCACATCAGATTCAGCACCCGAAACACCGGAAAACAAATTCTGAAAAGCTGTACAAAGCTGCTGAATACCTGGAACAAGACTTGAAAGCAACTGTGCTTTAAGGCTAGTAAACTGCGTCATCAACGGCTCCATCGCACCACCGACTGCCGCAAGGCTCTCCTGATAGGCAAGATTTGCTTCACGGGCAGCAATAATTGAAGCGTTATTCTCTCTGTACTTGTCGGCACTTTCACCATACAAGCCGTTGAGTGTATCTACAATAAGCTGCTGTCGTTCCTGTTCCGATGTGCAGGCAGAAAGTGACTCATTAAAAGTGTCTTCGGATACACCTGCCCAGTTGAGAGCATCTGCAAGATTGCCGGTAATCTGACCGACCTTTGCAGTTTCATTAACCGACTCTGCAAGACCATCAAGTGGAATGGAATCACCATACACAGCCCAGATACCTGTTGCAGAATTCAGCAAATTATTGAGGTTATCAGTGCTTGTTTCAAGCTTCATAAAGTTTGAAATGGTGGTTGTTGCGGCAGTTTCATCACCCAATACACCATACATCTCCGAAAATGCACCGCTTGCGTATTCTGTGGAATAACCGGCAGAATCAGCTGTAGTTTGCAGCTTTGCAAGGTTCTCACGAAACTCCATAGTAGAATCGGAAAGCTCACCAACTGTCTGTACAGCATCAACTGCTGTACTCACAAGAGAAGTGAGTGCGTTGCCCACAAAGGTTGCAACGGCACCCTTGGCAACAGAAAACGAACCTTCTGTCTTTTCGGCAGTCTTGTTCAGATTCTTCATGGAATCGTCCGCATCATCAGCACCGTCAGAAGTGTTGTTGAGAGATTTATCAAGAGTATCGGATGAATCGGAAACTTCTTGTAACTGTCGCTGATAATCACGAAGTGACTGCTCTGTGCTGATAATTTCACGCTGAAGTGCATCAAACTGCTGCTGTGAGATTTTCCCTTCTGCAAGCTGTGCCTGTGCCTGTTGTGCAGCGCTTTTGAGAGCATCCAGCTTTTCGGAGGTAGCCGACACAGCATTTGTCAGCAGTGATTGTTTCTGTGCCAGAAGTTCTGTATTTGACGGGTCGAGTTTTAAAAGCTTTTCTACATCCTTGAGTTGTGTCTGTGTACTGCTGATGGTTCGATTGACATTCTTCAAAGCGTCTGTCAGCTTGGTGGTATCGCCGTTAATCTCAACAGTGATGCCTTTGATTCTGTTTGCCATGTGGTCACCTCCTCGTCTGGGCATAAGAAAAGCAGCCCCGAAGGACTGCTTGAAGGTGTATTCGATTTAGAAGAAAATTAGAATTTATGTTGTTTATCAAAGTAGCTGATATGCTTCATAATCAATTGTAATGCCAGTTTGACAATGTGTTGTTGGATTTACACATTGATGAAAAGTACACTGCCTTACCACGAATGATAAGGACAGCACTTCCTTTGTCACACCTGTCTCTGTAATTTCTGATGAAGATTTCGTCAAAACATAAGCCCAACAGGAAAATGTTTCATCCCATCGGGCTTCGTGATTGCCGATTTCATCTACCTTAGTGTAATGCTCAAGAAAGGTGATTCGCTGATTCAGTTTCCCGATTTCCATTAAATCACTCCTTCTCTTTGTGCAAACAACAGCGAACGCAAGGTCAGAGTCAGCTTGTGGAAGTCGGCAGTATTACGGTTCTCATAGAGGTATGAAATTGTATACAACATAGCCTGACGTGTGGTTTCCTCATTAACCGTAAATGCCTGTTCGTCCATTCTGCCAACATCCTTGACAAGTTTTTTCGCTGTATCCATAAGCGAAAGAATGAGTGCATCATCCTCTGTGTGGTCAACACGAAGATAATTCTTTACTTCTACCAAAGTCATCATGATGCTTTCTTGATGGTGAGTGTCTTGACTGCTTCGGGAAGAATCAGTCTGCCGTCCACACGTTGAGATGCAAGGAATCCAACCTGTCCGGTCATGGCAAACAGCTCATTCAAACGCTTGAATGTTCTGCCGGAACGGTCTGCAACCCAGTAATAACTGAAATCACCGAATGCCATGCACTTCTTTCCTGCACCGATTTCAGGCACATAGCTTGAAGTCTTGTACGGACGATTGAGAATCGTATCCGGCACACCTGCTGTTACAGAAGGCTGCCAGATATAGTTGCCTGTGCTGTCTTTAAGCTTACGGAGTGCCTTGACAGTAGAATCATTCAGCACCCACACAGCCTTCTTGCGATAAGGACTGCGAAGAGAATAGAAAAGTTCCATCACATCATCAAAGGTAATAGACGCACCTGCCGTTGTCGCACCGTCCTGTGCACCACCTGTTGCGTTGAAAATACCTGTCGGCTTGCCCTTGCCGTCACCAACAAAAAATGCCTCTTCTTCCTTTGCACCGATACGACGGGCAAACTCACGAGCGATATACGAAGGTAAGTCAAAAACGCTGTCATTAAGAAGTTCTTCGGAAATCTTAATTGCTGTACCCAGCTTGTAAGCCGAAAGTGATGCCTGACCGAATGCGTCATCAGAAAGTGTATACTGTTCTTCTTCGTCCATCCAGACAGCCTCGCCCTTTGCAGTTACAATAGGAATTTTACGGTCACCGGAAGAAGTCTTGATAACCGTTGCCATCTGACGGAAGATATTTTCTTCCTGAAGTGCTTCAATAAGCTTGCGTTCAAACTCATCCGGCACAAGATAACCGCCCTCGGAGTCCGTACCAATCTGCAGGTCATTACGGATATCCATATAGTTTCTGTTACGGATTGTATTCCAGAATGCTGTACTGTACTCAGCCGATGCTGTTCCTGTCTTTTCGGGTGTCGGGCTCTGTGCGGCAGGTGTAGTGAGAATGGGACTGGATGTTGCCTTTGTCATTTCAGCTTCGATTTCAGCCTGACGTTCCATACGCTGAATTTCCTTGCCAAGATTGACAATGGTGGTCTCCATAGCATCATAAGTCTTGCTGTCCTCCTCGGAAAGCGTGCCATCTGCCTGACGCTTGCTGTCAAGGAAATCACGGGCAGTATCCCATGCCTTTGCTCTCTTTTCTCTCAGTTCCTGAATAGTCATAATATCATCCTCCTCAATATTTAAGTAAATTCAGCCTACTCATAAGCTGATCCACAGGTGTTCCTTTATGTTCTGCACATACCTTTTTCATAAGGCTCTGCATAGTTGTTGTACGAGAATAGGACATTGCATTAAGCTCGTCTTTTTCTGATTCTTCTTCCGTTTCATCTTCTTCGTCATCTTCTTCGGGTTCAGGCTTTTTACCTGCTGAAAACAAAATACCATCAACAAGTCCAAGGCTCTGTGCCTTTTTTGCATTAAGCCAGGTTTCTTCATCCATCATTTTGGCGATTTTCCCACGACTGATGTGGCTCTTGGTTTCATAGGCATTGATAATGGACTCCTTTACCTCGTCAAGCAGTCGGATCGCCTGTTCCATCGCTTCCTTATTGCCGAAAGCGGCGGTAGCGGGATTATGAATCATAATCATGCCCGTCGGTGCAATCAGCGTTTCATCGCCAGCCATTGCAACCACAGACGCAGCACTTGCCGCAATACCATCAATCTTTACAGTAACCTTGCCATTATGATTTTTAAGCATGGTATAAATCTGTGATGCCGCAAACACATCACCACCGGGGCTGTTCAGCCATACAGTAAGGTTGCCGTTTACTTTTGAAAGTTCATTTCGGAACATGGCAGGTGTAATTTCATCACCAAACCAAGTATCCTCCGAAATTGCACCATTGAATACAAGCTCAGTTTCGCCTGTATCCTCATTTCTTACCCAGTTCCAGAATTTATTATTCTTCATGTGTTTCCTCCTTTTGAGCAAATGCACCTGCATCTGCAAGTTTTGTAAATGAACCATTAACCAGATACAGATTACCGCCATCTTCATCAGGTATCATATTCATATCCTCCAGTTCACGAATATCGTTTGCAGACATCCAGCCGTTCTGTCTTGCAGTCGCATAACCACTCATACGGCTCGCATAGTCACCACGGAGCAGTCCTTCCACATTGAATTTGATGAAATACTTACCCTTTTCAGAATCCGAAAGCAAGGCTTTCATCAGTGACTGTTCCCAACGAATCAGCCAAGGGTCAAGTGTATACTTCACGAATTCAAGAGACAGATGCTCGATGTTGCTGAATGTAGCGTGGTCAAGGTCACCAATCATGTGTAGTGGCACACGATACAGCCTTGCAATCTCCTCAATCTGAAACTTTCTTGTTTCCAGAAACTGTGCTTCATTATTTGGAATGGAAATTGGTGTGTACTTCATACCTTCTTCAAGAATTGCTGTCTTGTGGGCGTTTCCACTGCCGTAAGCTCTATGCCATGCCTCACGGACACGCTCCGGATTCTTAATCACACCCGGATGTTCCAGAACAGCAGACGGTGATGCACCGTTGGCAAAGAATGATGCACCATATTCATCACAGGCGACAGCAAGACCGATTGCATTTTTAGCCATAGCAATGGGAGAATATCCAACCAATCCGTCAAAACCAAGTCCAGGAATGTGCAGAACCTGTTCAGCAGGCAGAATAATTTCTCCCTGTTCCTTGAAATTCGGGTTCTGTTCATCATATCGACTGTATTTGTAAATAAGCCTGTTACGCTCATCACGGTCAGCCTTGATTTTGTCAGGCATCAGCGGATACAGTCCCATGACCTCGCCACGACCGTTGCGAATGATTTGTGCATAAGCATTGCCGTAAATCAGCAGGTGCGACATCAGAGTTTCACGAAACACAAACGATGTCATTTCGGGATTTGGCTGGTCATGGAGCAAAAAATATAGCGGGTGCTTCGGCACTCGCTCTTTACCTTTATCCGTGTATTCGTAAATATGAAGTGGCAATTGTGCAATTGCCTCAGACAGCACTCTCACGCAGGCGTAAACGGCAATCTGCTGCATTGCAGTTCGGTCATTGACGCTCTTTCCGGCAGTGCTTCTGCCAAAGAAGTAATTATATGACGGACTGTCATAGCTGTTTGTAGGCTTGTCCCTTGAACGGAACAGGCGGCTGAAAATACCCATGTGCATCAGCTCCTTTCGGTTGACTTTTTCTATGGGCTTGTGATATAATATATAATATGATTTTAACTGGAGGTCTTAATTATGCCGATTCTTTATTTCGACCACAACATATATATCTATAGCCTTACAAACGCAGATTTACATAATAAGCTCCAAACACTGAGCAAAGAAAAATATAAGTGCATATATAGCCCTGCGCATATAGAAGAAATTTTCAAAGCATCTTCAGAGAATGAGTCTTATGAACCGAGAGAGGGGTTACTATCTATCATCAGCGCAGTTACTTCAAATCAGGAAGCTTTTCCACAAAGTCCACCAAATCAAGCGGTTATAATTCGAACTGAAAAGCCTTCTGATTGCTACCGTAGAGTTGCTGAATTTGACACGACAGATAGGGTTAAAATAGATAGCATTATACGATTGAAGGATGATCAGATGCATTACAAGCCCATAATGGAAAAAGATAAATGCTACCGTAACATTTCTAACATACCGCCCGATAAAATTTTTGATTATGATTCAGTTAAATCGAAAATTGATGCATTAAATCAAAATATCGAAGCTGAAATCAATAAATATAATTTGAGCATAGAGAACCTATTTTTATCTATGATGGGGTGTTGTAAAAAGCTTCCAGATGATTTTCGTTTTGAAAAGAATAGGTACGCTTTAATGATTAATGATCATACTCAGCTTGAATATACCATTGAAATACTATTTCGTGTATTGAATTACTGCGGT